TACATAGTTCCATCTAATTGCAATATTTAGGTCTAAATATCTAGCACACTCTACAGGGGTTGCGGGATGCACTATAGTGTCGTAAAGACCTACATGGCTATAAGCTGTTCCTAAAGCAAGTATCTGATTATCTGCCCTAAGCTGTGTGTGCTTAACTCTATGATAAGGAATAGTATCTAATCTAGCACCATCTGTGGCGACGTCTCTGCCATCTACTGTACCTGTTACAGATATGTTGCCGCCTATGGTTGCATCACTACCTAGCGTAAGAGTACCGCTATTAGCAATTATGTTACCTGCGTTAGTGCTAAGATTACCTGAGTTAGTAACAATATTACCTGATGAAGTGGTAAAACCATTTGTTGCTGTTATATTGCCTGTTGCCTCTACATTCTCAGCATTATTTATTGTGAAACAAGCAGTGCTATTACCATTACCAAATACTTTAAAGCCGTCATCATCGTTGAAATTTGTGTCGTATTTAAAGCTAAGACCTGCGGTTGATGATAAAGTTGTTCCATTACCCCCCTGCGTAGCAGTGTCATAAAAGTCTATGTTTGAGAGTGAATATTGGCTTCCCTCTATAAAGTCTGTTTTTATATAACCACCAACAGTAATATTGCCACTAGAAACCGAAAGGTCACCCCCTACAGTTGTATCACCTGCTGACTGTAAAGTATTGCCATATATAATTGATGATGTGGCGTAAATACCGCCTTGAGAAGTAATACCAACAAGACCTGCACTTATATACCTTGCCTCTATTTGAGAAGTTGAACCACCTGTAATGTTCCAGCCATTAAGGTCTAAGTTACCGCCTAGCTGTGGAGTTGTATCGTCAACAAGATTCTGTAACGCTGAGTTAGCAGTAGTGGTTGTAGAGGTTAAAACAGCATCTCGTGCCGCTATGTCTACCCCATCTACTGTACCGCCTAAAGTAATGCTTCCGCCAGATAAATTCAAACTGCCGTTTAATGAATTATAGTTTCCTAAAACAGTCATATCACCTGTAGCATTGATATTACCTGTAGCTACCAGAGTGTTAGCCTGACAAGTACCACTAGAAACAACATTACCTGATGTTGATAAACCTGCGGCAGTGATAGTACCTGTAGTCGTATCACTAGCATCTGCTCTAAGATACTTAGGGTCAGTCTGCGTTGTAATGTCAAAGGTGGTTAAGTAACCCACAGCATCGTGGTCTCCCCAACTATAAGCTGTATCTGCACTAGAACCCTGTGCGGCTGTCGCATAGTCAGAAGAATCAAAAGCCTTAACCTGTGCTAGGTTAGTTACTTCTGAATCCATTAATGCACCTGCGGCAGTTACGTTAACTGTATCCGTTACGTCTGCATCTATTTCTATTGTGTCTAGTTTAGTGCCGTCTGTAGCTACATCTCTTCCATCAACAGTACCACCTACTGAGATGTTTCCTGCTAATCCCATACTCCCGCTACAAGCGAATGTTGAGCCAGAGATTGTACCCCCTGACACTGTTCCTGAGCCTGCTGAGATTGTACCCCCTGTTGTAATATTACCTGTTTGACTAGAGTAATTACCATACTGTGAGCTAAAACCTATTGTTGAGCTAAAGTTATTTGCACTGATTGTTCCTGTACTTGATACGTTACCAGTAAAGCTAGCACCTGATAAGTTAGCTTTGCCTGAAAGGCTATTAGTTACTGTGGTAGAGAAGTTAGCATCATCGCCTAATGCAGATGCTAGTTCGTTTAGAGTATCTAACGTAGCAGGTGCAGAATCCACAAGGTTGCTTACTGCTGTGTCTACATAGGTTTCAGTTGCGTAGGTGCTAGAGTCTACACTATAAACACCCGCACCATCGCGCTTCATTAAGCCGTTGCTAGTGAAGTCACCATCTACTAATACATCAGCATGGCTTGTTTCTGCTGTTAGATATGATTGCAGGTTGCTTATTTGTGACTCTGTAATACTTACACCTGCATTTATAGCTGATTGGTGCTGTGTTACGCTACCTTCTGTAATGTTGACATTAGGTACGTCAGCCCAAATTACGGCTGTAGATAAGTTGTTAGTTTCTGTATATGACGTTAGGTAGCTAGCATCTGCGTGATTACCCCACCCATGCGCTGTATTCCAATTTCCAGAGTTGTCTGTGACTATAGAATACGAGCCTGAAGTAGCATCTCGCTTCATCAAGCCTTCTGAGGCAAAGTCTCCATCTTGAAGCACATCATCGTGGCTTGTTTCTAAGGTAGAAACCTGTGTAGCTAGGCTAGCTGTTACGGCTTGATTATTACTGTCGCCTATGAAGATATTTCCACTGTTTAGATTAGGTGTAGAGTTAATCCGACCTGCACCCATGATTTTCAAAGAGCCAGATGTAGCGTGTACCCTAGTAACTTTTGCAATTTTTTGCAGTGCAGAGCTTTCCCCTGTTGGCGGTGTATCTGTTAACTGCCCAGCTGTAGTGCTTACGTATAGCTCAGCGCCTAATGCGTAGCTGCTAGTATCTAAGCCGTGTAACGTACCAAATGTGTAAACCTCAAGGTTAGCATTGTTGTTAGCGTCTATAGCTGCTAGACCAAATCCCTGCATTTTTGTAGAATCATCAGCATCAGCCTTACTTACTACGGTAGTATTGCCTGATATGCCAGAAATACAAACCACATCACCTTTTGTTAGCGCCTCACCTGCCTTCGCCTTGAACACTACAGCGCCACGTAAATCACCTATAAACTCTGTTGCTTCTACGTCACCTGTAACTGTAACACCGTCAGCTGTTGCCTGCGCTTTTACATTGCCGTTGTAATAAAGTGCAGTTACATCAGGGTAGTTTGCAATGCCGTCAGCGCCTCGCACATCAGTGGTTGAAAAGCCTAGTCCATCATTTGAGGTAAAGGTAATTATTCCAGTACTGGAGTTGTATGAGCCACCAGTGAATCCAGTGCCATTAGTGCCGTCTGTGCCATCAGCTCCAGCAACACCATTACCTATCGTGTTCCACTGTCCGTTGCCACTGTATAAAATTGTTTTATTAACGTCATCCCAAACCAGCATACCTTCTCTATACGCAGTAGAGCCTGATATATAATGAGCAAGATGCGAGCGCGTTCTAACTAAATAGTCATTTAATCGCTCTGCCCAATGCTTGTAGTTAACTTGCCCAGCGCTAGGTGGTCGCTCTACGCTCATCGCTTGCTACCTGCTTTCACATCTAAGCTAATAGTTCCAAGTGTTATCGCTCTACCAGCGCTTGTTTGTGCAACAAAAGAAGATGTCGCAGGCAAGCTGGTTACTAAAAACGGTATTAAAGTTGATCTTATGTAATCTTTTATGTGCAACTCTAAATTTTCACTTTCATCTATGTACCGTTGTATACTTAATGCATCATATGAAGCTATATCGCCATTTCCACTGACATCGCCTACCATCCTACCATTTAACACTGTTCTAAACGGTGAGTCTGGATGCGAATTGGATGCAACCTGTAGTACATGGCTGACCACTGCGCTTGTCAATGTCCAATCACCTTGCCTTACTTTTAGGCGCACCTCTCTGCCCGCTATACGCACATCTGTTGGGCTAGTAAACGCATTGTGCGCTACACTGTGCGAGTCTGGGTCATTTGGGTAATTTCTAGCCGTTAACGCAAACATTACATCACCATCCGATGTATAGTCTGGGATGATTTGTGTAATTTCCATGATGTTATCACCGTTCCCAATTCGTATTTTCCCAGTTTCTGCGCGCGCATGATCTGTGTAGTCAGGAGTCTCAAATGCAAATTCATGCTCATATATTTTGCCTGATGGCGCGGCAAAAATAGGATGCGAAAAAATACCAGCATCAATCCCTGAAGTTCTATCTAGATTCCCTATATTCCAGTGACCTTCTTTATAATCATAGACAACGTACCTGTCATTTTCTGTGCTGCCCTCACTTGGATAAATCCACCAGATTTCGTTAAACTGACCATTATGTATGCACGTTGTTTTTGTGCGCTGACTTATATTTATGTCCTGAAACACGTAGTCATGCACATCGCATGGTATCTCTTGTACTGCTGAGCCGTTATACATGAAGAAGCCATTTGTACCCATCCAGAATGCACCTTCATCAATAGCAGCAGCACAGTGCCGAGATATTGCGCCACAATTGTTACCAACTTGCTCAAAACCATAAACTGTTGGCGGGGCTTGGTACGTAGCAGTGAACGCATCGACAGTTGTAAGTATCAAGGTTCTGCCACGCGTTCCTATTCCTAACATTATCTCGCCAGTTGTTGACAGCTCAAAATCGCCTGCTTGGTTAGTTGCTGCTGTTGCCCACTGGGTAATATTTTCTTGGTCGCACCATGCTACTTTTCTTAGATTGCCGTCTGACGCTAGAGCAAACACAAAACGCTCTTCAGTTACAACTATAGCTTTATTTGACGTTGGCGCTTGTGTTACAAGCGTTGCTGGATTGTTTGGGTTTAACTGCCATTGATACAGCTTACCATCGTCTGACGACACGCCTACTAAGTATTCTCCCCAAGAATCCACAGACCATGTTGTTGCCTCTTGTATAATGCCACCACTTGGTCTTTCTACGCCATAAGTACCTTTGCCATATAAGTACCCACCGTACCCTACATTCTGCGCTGCATCTACACTGCCTGCTGTAAGATTAGATGGCGTTATATCAGCTACAGTACCAGCCGCATTAACGTGCCAGAGCTTGTTGTAAGTACCGCAAGATAAATGTGCGTTGCCGTCATTTGACTTCCAGCTAACCATGCCTCTTGCAACTTGACCAGTCCCCAGTGTAACGCCAACTGCGCTAGCAGTGTTCGTACGATCTTCTTTTTGTCGCCAGCCCCCCATTGTTCTTAGGCTGCCGTTTTCCCAGCGCATCAAATTTGCGTCTATCCAACGCCCTGCTGACTCAGACTCTGTACCGTGCCTAACTACGCCTGCTGGTATATCTAAACTAATTAATGGCATTACTTCTTCCTTAGACTCATTAACTTATCAGCGCCTTTAATACCAAAGCTGCTGCTGACCGCAATAAACAATAGATACTGATACCACTCAGGCAAGCGCGACAATGCTGCAAAACCTTCTTCCACTCTGGCGATAATTGTAGGGTCATCTACACCTACTGCATAACCTATAAAAACGATAGGAGCTGTGAGGCAAATTACTAGATACTCGTCTTTCCAGCTGTCTTTTGAAGCCTCAGCCATCTTAGATTCCCAGTCAGCATCATTTTCGATCATGGTCATCTTAGCTTTGTGCTGAGCTTGCTTTTGTTCAGCCTTGTTCTTCATGTAACCGCCAGCTAAGTTAGCTATTGGTGATATTAAACTTTGCCACATAATTTATTACCTCAATGGGTCACTAACATGGTCTAACCCCATCCAAAGGTCAGAAATTTCTCTCTCGATAACCTTATACTCATCTTTAAGCTCTGTCATCGACTCGGACACTAATTCTGCTTGCTTAACTACTGACTTCATCCCTTCTATCTCTTTAGACAGCTCAGATACGTCTGATTGCAGTTCTAAGAGGTTTTTTTGGCTTTCTGCCATAACTGATAGGGTTGTTCCTAAAGTGGCTAATTTAGCGCTTAACTGGCTTATATCGTTATCTTGTAATTGTTGCTGTATTAGCTTAATTTCTTCCTCAATAGGAGCAACATCAGGAACGGTTACAGCTTCTACTGTCTCTAGTCTGCCGTATAAGCTGCTGGCTGCCCAGATAAATGAGCCAATCGTTGTTGCAAGTGAAAACACCACAGCAATGTAGATCCCTTTGAGCTTAACGCCACCAATTGATAATTCTGTATCTGCTAAACTCATTCGCAATCCATATTAAAGAAACAATCATAGCCCTGTGCTATAGGCGATGTGTGATAAAACTCTGACTCAGCACCTAACGCCAGTATTTCTGCCTCTGATGCGTACAGGTCTAATCCAAAGTCATTATTGCCTGCTAGCATAACTACGGTCAGGTTACGTGTAGTGTTATATCCCATCGACACCCATTGCTCGTTAGCGTCATAGAATATATTAACATCATCAGCTGTAGTGTTATTGTCCTCGATACTATCTTGTAGGTAGGTAGCAGCATCGCTTGCCGCGACAGCTAGGTACACTGCTGCCGCATTAGCATTTGTCTCTATGTCGTCAGTTGCTTGGTTAAATTCTTCTGTCTGCTGCTCGGTAATTACAAGCATATCTTGGTTAGCCTGCACAAACTCTTGAACCTTTGCCTTGTCATTGGGGGTGACGGCTTCTGCGACTTTTTCGTTTACCTGTATAGCGGTACTCATAGATACAACCACTTCAGTAAACTGATCTACACTGTCGTGCATGATGCTCAAATGCTCTTCAGCCTTTTGCTCAAGCACTTGCCTGATGTCACCATGTGGCGAGTAGTTGCTAGCGTAGTTGGATAAAGCGGTGTTGTAAGCGTCTAGCATTTCTGTACTGATGTGCGCTGTGCTAGACAATGTACCATCACTAATTCCAACACCCTGATGCGCGTACTCCATGCCTGCACCAGCTAACTTAATAGCACGGTCTATCTGACCTACGATATCTCCGCTACTGTTAAGCAGGTTTTTATGCTCACTGCTTTGAGCTGCGGTACTTATCGCTAATAGAAATATAATCCTCTTCAACATTGTCTTCCACCTTTTTGCCAATTCCCAACACCCCGTTGTACCAGTCTTTATGCTCCAAGTAATCTGGAATATATAGCTCTGGCTGTTGCTTTATTACTAATAACCCTTTTCTTCCTGCTATTAACTTGCCATTTAAGATCAACGGACACGGACTTCCAGCGGTTAGCATGGCTCTGTACACTAACGGTGACTGGCAAAGTCGTGACACGCTAGCAACCTTTAGGTTTAAGTCAGCCAGCATCTTTGCGTCTTTTATTCTCTGGCACTCTTTATCAACAACGTACTTACCAGATGAAAAGCCAACTGCAACAGTCTGTAACGAGCCGCCAATGCCTTGTAAACACGTATCTGACCCACTACTCATGTAGCTAGGACTAATCGCACTGCCTACTGGTATCTCTGATGAGCTGCCAGCACCTTGATACGTATTGCTGACACTGTGGTCTTCACTTACGTTATTACTACTGACCGTACTGTCAATGGCGCTAGTGTTTAGGCTGCCCTCTTGATTATTCTGAGCATTAGCCATAACGCCAAACAATAATAAACCAAACCAAGCCTTTCTCACTTTAATAGCTTCTGCACCGTCTCTGACTCATATATTCTTATGCCTAGCCAGATAATAGTAAATATACTGGCTAATGGTGGCAACCATGCAGCTACGGACATAACGCCTGTTGATGCAGCAATCACATCAATTGCTTGTTTCGATTCTTCAGTCATTGTGTTTCCTGTAATTTTGTGCATGGTTACACCGTTTATTTGAATTTAATCTCAAACGTAGTAGTGCTGTTAGCACTTGGCATTAAGGTAGAATTATTCCACTCCCAAGTTGTTTTACCGTTAGCTTGAGAATGCGTAGCCGAAGACCTGCTGTATGTAGTACCGTCTACCTCTACTGTTGACCAACCGTCATTATTTGCCAAGCCGTTAAGAACAAAACGTGTTTTATTATAAGTAGTAGTACCACTATGGTAATAACTTATATTACTACGGAAAATATAAACACTAGCCAAAGTATTTATCGTAGGGGTAGCTCCTGAATACGAGGATAAAGTAAACGCTGTTGGCGTTATTGACCCCATAGGGCTAGTTATATAACCAACCCAATTATTCTCAACATACCCACGTTTTTTATGGTTGTTGTACTGTGTTGCACCGCCTGTAGATGTGTTGGTAAACATACTGTCTTGGTCTTGATAGGTTGTGCTGTAAGTTGTAGCACGTTCCCACACCTTATTCGCACCCACATACACATAATTAATCTCAGTGCTACCGATTTTAATGTCTGTAATTTCTGTGCCACCAACAAAAATAGGCATTATTAAGTCCTGAAATAAATGGTGTCAGCTTCAGTGCCAGAGCCAGTTGAAATATGAAAGCTGTCTACCCTACCCGCGTTGATGTTAGACCCATCAGCACTAAACTCTCCATTACTTAACGTTATGCCTGTTCCTGCGGAATATGTAGTGTTTGTGTCTGTAAACAAAGCATCTATTGGCACAGCTGTTTTAACATTATCAAACGCCCAATTTGAGCTAATACTTGTAGTAGTCGCGTTATTAACAGGGCTATCGTGAATCGCTCTAAACGTGTTGGTGTCTGAAAAATTAGCGTCAGCAGGGACATTTTTTAACACCGTTTTTCCATTAACTGTCCCCGCATCGCCACTTACATTCCCTGTTACGTTGCCAGTTACGTTGCCTGTGAAAACGGCAGCTACTGAGTCGCTTCCAACTGCTAAAATAGTAGTGTTATCAGAGTTTTTTATATTGCCTGTAATTTTTACGTCACCTGTAAATTGCGTTACACCATTGAAGGTAGAAACCACATCAGCAATATTAGCTACCGACACCTTTAACGGCACGGCTGTTGTGTTTGTTGTACCAATACCTAGTTTCTGTATGGCGGTTGCGCCAGTTAAAATGCTCTCTGTTGCATCCCAGTTATCATTTAGGTTGTCACCCCAATTGTCCGTGTCACCGCCAACAATAGGTTTTTTGAAAGAATAGGTGCTTGTAGTAGTAGGCATTACTTAACTCCAGCGTACATGATTTGGTTGTTTGGAACGGCTTGTATCTAAGCCTAGCTTACGTGTTCTTAATCTGTCGTGCTTGTATTCAGATTCGTCAGATGATGCGTTAACTCTCTGTACCGCTGCACCATACATTTGTGAGAACAATGCTAGTCTTTCGTCATCTTTTAGGTAGATAGCAGCGTGTATTAGCGAGCCGTATAGATACACATCAGGGTAATCTTCTATAAGCCAGTTTGTTGTTTGTAGATTAAGCTCCTGCAAATAAGACAGAACGATCTTATCGTCAGTGCGAGCTTTTGGCTGCGGGAATAATATAAACTGCCCTGCGCCCGCATTGGCAGAAAACGTGTAATATTGCGGTTCGCCAATTTTATTTTCACTGTTCATTTTGCGCTCATCTAGCGCGTTTTGTGATAAATACTCTAGCGGATGAAACTTAGTAGTATCATTGATATCTGGGTAATACTGGACATTTTTAGTTTCTAGCCAGTCAGTAGGCAACGTAGCCAGATCATCGGTTACTGATTGCTGCGCTGTTGTCTCCATCTTCCAGTGACGCACATCGCGGTTAAGTTGACCTTCTGCCATATCAATGAAAGTAGGTATAACAGCTGTAAGGTCATCACGATTTAAGAAATCTGCAATGCCAGACTTCAGTGTGTCATATGTAGATATTGCCATTATTGCGCTCCAGTTATCATGCGATTATAACAAATTTAGACCTGTCACTCTTGTTTAGTTTAACAAGCCTTGTGGCATCATGTTTTCTGTGGCTGCTTTCACTGGCGCGCGACCAAATAAGTATGGCACAGACAGAATACCCGCTGCCGTATATCCAGCTGCTGGCAATAAGTTTTCCTTCACATACCCCTCTGGCAGTTGCTCATATCCAGATTTAGCAGTTTGTACAATGTCTTGTAAAGATGGAGCGCCTAGCAGACCGCCTGATGTGTATGCCTCTTGTGCATAAGGTGCAGCTGCTGTTAATGCACCCATCAAGTTAGATGTTACCTGATTGCGTATCATCTCTTCTTTTCTGTTGCGTGGCTCAGATTTGTATAAGCTGCTAAAACCTTCTGCGAACCTGTCACCTAAGCCTGTTCCCTTTAAGGATGGCACGGCAGATTCTACTGCCCTTACACCTAATTCTGGCAACACTTGGAATGCACCACCAATAGTATCTGTAATAACGTCACCAGCAAGGTTTAATGCCGTTTTAGGCGCATCTAGCAAACCAGTTAACGTATCACCTAGCTCCTCTCTTCTACGCGTCTTAGAGTCTCTAGCTAGCATATCTTCAATGGCAGCTCTATTCTCTTCTCTTTGCGTATCTGTGTCATCATAAACTACACGCATTCTTTCATCTTCTGCGTTTACATTAGACCTCATAGCGTCTATTGCGACTGGCGTTAAGCCAATTGTAGAAAACATTTTTAAGCCATTCTTTTTCACATCAGCTTTCATTTCGTCAGTGAAAGGCAGATAAAAGTGGTCATCAGCACCCATCTGTTGTTTAGACAGGTATTGCTTGGCCTCATCAATGTCATTAAACTCTTCAAGCACATCCCCATCACGTACTACAGCATAGTAGCCGTCATCTATATCATCTATACTATACATTTCAGTATTAATGCGCTTCTCTACCTTAACGCCATACTGTTTGCCTATCTGCTCTAAGTGCTTGCGTAGGGTCTTGTTGTAGTATGGTCTCAGCTTCTTGCCTTCTACCTGTGTATTGAAGTTTGACATCACGCCACTGTCATCGCCTCTTGCCACGGCTGCTTTAACATCATCAATTATCTGGTCAGCAGCACCTTTAGGCATCATAGTTCTAAAGGCTTTGAGGTCTTTTTCAATGTCCATGCTTAGCTGTTGATGCACTGTACCAACATCGCCTTGTCGATTTGTAATACCACTAAAGTCGAATAAAATTTCAGCCGCATCACCATCTGATTTAACAGTCTTCCAGCTGATATCATTTATAAACTGAAATTGCTCTTTTGCTGCAAGCTGAGTATCGCCTGTGACAATCCCTACACCATCCATGTTGTCGTCAACAGCATCAATGATTGTCTGGTTAACTAATGGTATGTGAGGTTTAGCTACTGGTGGCTGAGGCACTAATGCAAGCCCTTCGTCACTTCTGTTCATGCTATCTAAGCGCCTACTGATATCTGCCTGCTCAGCTAAATATGCATTAAATATGCCTTCTATTTGATCAGGTGACGCATTTGCCATATCTTTGTACTGGTTAACCTTGCTCTCATACATAGCGTCATACAGGTTGTCCATAGCTTCAACGTCTTTAACACCATAGTCAGGGTTTTCGGCACGCTGCACCCAATCTGACTGCACCTCTTCCATTAGCCTGTACTGAGTCTTCTTGCCAGTACGAGGATCAAACGTATTAACACGGTCAGTGGTTCTAACGTGTCCGATAGCATTAGGCTCTGTAAAGTGTGACGACTCTACAAATAACCTATTCTCAGCTTGGTTGCGTAGTTGTTCTAGGCGAGCTTTTTCTATTTGCTTTTGTGTCTGTCTAGCTTTCATTTCTTCCATTGGCACTTTAACTAGATTGCCGTCAACATTATCTAAGATGAATGAGTCATTCTCTATGGCGTTGTGTAGCTCTAATAACTCACCACTAAGCTGCGTTGATCTTTGTGAGTTCATGCCTATGTACTTGTCAATCTGCTCGCCACTTGGATCTGTTAATACTTGGTTTCTGTAGTTAGTAATATCACCATCTGATCTATCGGTGCGAAAGTTTGGTCGCTTCTCGTCTAGCAGCCCGCCAATTTCATTATTAATGTCTGCTGTTGTTGCGCCATATTTTTCAGCTTTCTCATCGAAATAATCTTTATACTGCTCGCGCATTACATCTACATCCAACTGGTCAGGCTGCTCAGTGTAAAGTGATCTGCCAAACTGATACTCATTGTCTAATAGATACTGTGATACCTCTTCCTTGTCTAATGGTCGCTTACTATCAATTAGGTCTAGATTGTACTTCTCAATCTCATTAGGTTTAGCGCCATTGTTCTTGAGGTAGTTTGCCCAGCCTTGCGGAGTGTTCTTTTTAGGCGCATTAGGATCGTCTAGCAGCTTTCTAGCAATAGATGGCACTGCCGCAACTAACCCTGCTGCTTCTGCCTCTTCAGGCGCGAACAATGACATTAAGCCTAGTGCGCCTGCACCTGCTAATATGTTTGGATTATTAGGGTCTTTAAACTGTGCGTGTGGCGATTTTAAATCTTTTGCATCAAATGAGGCTAAGGTTGTATATGGGTTTTCAGCGCCAGCACTTTCTTTTAGAAACATAGAGTCATAGCCTTTACTTTTTAAAAAGTCTACAACTTGCTTGTTTTCGTAGAGTAAGTAATTTCCGTCTTTAAGTGCATCTCTATATGTAGGAAACCCAGAGCCGAAAGGCGCATCTAAGTATTCTTTGCCATATAGCTCTTCAAGAATGTCTACATCTTGCTCTGGACTAAATGGCTTTTTAGCTTTAGTGACTAATGGATATATTGCGTTATCAGCGAGCCTTTCATCCATAATTAATTGGCTTTGTTGCGGCATGACAGTTTCATGAAAATATTTGTCTCGCTGATCTTCAGTCATAGATTTCATGATTTCGTTCTGCTCATCGCGAAAGCGTTTTTTTTCTGCTTTTATTCCTTCAATCGCACCTGTTCCGCCCTTCCTTTCCTTAAATCTACCCTTGCCTAACCAGTTATTAGCAAATTCAGGGTCAGGAGTTGTAAAAATCAATCCATCATCATATCCAGCTTCAAATTGATTTATGTCTTGTTTGCTAGCATGGTACAGTCTAGCTTCTGGCGACATATTGTAACCAAGCGCCTCACCTCTTTTTATTCTTTCTATTTCTTGCTTTGACACGCTGCGCGCTGCCTGTGACAGCTTAGGTATGATTGCTGCTTGAGTTTCTTCTGATGACCCTAAAGCTATTGGCGTACCTACTGCTACCAGCAGCGCATTTGCAGTGCCTTTAGGATTTTTTCTTATCCATTCAGATGCCTTATCAACCCATTCTGGCGTTGCTATCTGGTACATATCGTGCCTATCCGCCAGCGCCTTGACCATTTGTGAAGCAGTGAAGTTTTCGCCTGCTTTTGATATTGCTTTGTCTAATATCTTGTAAGCGTCAGGATACATAATCCTACTTGGCAGGCTTACTGGTGTGCCACCTAAAGTTCTACCCATGATGCCAGTTGTGTATGATGGATGATTTGCATTTGGCGACAATCCAAAGTCTTTACCAATTTGCCCCATAATAAAACCAGAGTCGCCCAGATTTACATTAGCTAGCTCTGGCTCTATTAGCTCGTTCATTAATGGCTGAACCAAAGGGAATCCTTGATTCTTGTAACCAGCCTTATCCATTTGCATCACATACGCACTACGCATGTTGCCAGCACCTTTATGCGGGTAGCCGTCTGTGCCTAATAGCTGTTTGCGTGCATCTGGATGTCTCAGTCCTACCCAGTCTTTTTTGCCATGCAATGTTCTCATAGAGTTATCAAAATGGTCTATAGCTTCTTGCGGCAGGTCTATAGCATCCACCTGTTGTTGCAGCGCATCAGCAAATGCTTGGTTAAAGAAGTTGCCATCTCTTCCCATAGCAGCATATACGCCTGCTACTGGCTTATCAAACATCTCTTCTAGCTTTTCTGCTGCGTTTTGCAATGAGGTTGCTGCACCAAGATTAGACCCCCAGTAATTAGGCTCAGGTGTCAGTGGGCTGCTTCCATAGCCGACACCGCCCCTACTTTGTACTGGTACAGGAAGGTCAACGCCACCTATACTTAAAATTGTTTTATCTGTAACCGTTTTATCGCCAAGATGTGACTTTAAGACCATCCCTTCTAGGTCTTCTGGCATGATGATGTTGCGTGGTGGCCGCGGCACTTGAGATGTTACAGTAGGGTTATTTTGGAATCCCATTTCGCGCATCATAAACTCTGGCGACTGGATGGAATGCTTTAGGTAACGATTTTGTGCGCCTTGTACTGATCTGATGTTGTTGATTTGTTCTGGCGCTAATAAGCCCTGCTTAATCAGGAAATCAGGGTTTGTGCCTTGCTGGATATATTCTTTGGCAGATACTGGCTTATCTATCAGATCAACTAACCCTTTTGCTAGTTGCTCGCCACGCTTACCTAAACCAAATAGACTCATAAGACACCCCTGTTAATTAACGGCTGATTATACCACCTTTAAACGATTCCCTGAAGGTTTCGTCTGATAGGCTCACCCCAGTTGGATGTCTCCTTGTAACCTATGGCTAGATACCTCATTGCATCAGCACAGTGGCTTGTCCAGTCGTGTAATGGTCTGCTGCGCCATGTCATGCCTTTCTCATCGTATTCACGCCTGTATTGACGTAAAGCATCGACACCTCGCTCACACTTGTCTTTGTCGAACCAGCAGCGTGGTATCAATGACCTGACAGCTTGTATCCCATCATCAACATTAAGCTGCGGGGCAATATGTACTGGCCTCACCCCCAAACCATCTAATGTCTCTAAGCGCGATCTACCAGTGCCTAGCTCCCTGA